GGTGCACAACATCTTCGGCGACCACGACAGACTAAAGCCAATGCCTAACTTGCTTGAAAGTCGCACAGACGTACCCGAACCAGACCACACGAGCAAAAGCAATGCTTTGACCAAGCACATTCTTGCTACGCAGAAGAAAGACGAGGACAGTGCCGTGCCGATACCAACTGCACCGAGTGCAGATGCGTCTGCATTGATTGACCTTGCGTTGACACAGAACGGCTTGCCCAAGATTGCCGACATGATTGACAGCATGCAGAAGATGAGTGACGACATTGTTCGTCTTCGCAAGTCATCAGCCACGATTGTTGCACCTACGACTTCCGAGGTCAAGGGTGATGGCACAATTCCGAGTGGCAAGGTCAAGGTTGCCAAGGCTCATGCGTTGTTCGGTATCACTGGCAAGGGCATCGACAGTTTCGACTTCGACGTTCCGTGTTGGGAATGGGATGGCGACCATCCTCACGTGCCAGAGATTGACACCAACTACGTGTTCAGACCAATGAGTTTGTTCAGAGTTCTGTATGCGTTGATTACCAATCAGCCTTGCTACTTGCATGGTCACACTGGTTCGGGCAAGACGACACTTATCGAGCAAGTGGCTGCTCGTCTGCGTTGGCCCTTCTCACGTGTCAACTTCGACAGTGAGATTACACGTATGGACTTGGTTGGTCGTGACGTCTTGACCAAGGACGGCGAGGCTACGATTTCCAAGTTCGTTGACGGCATACTGCCACAGATGATGGCAAGTCCTACGATTGGTTGCTTTGACGAGTTGGACTTCATCAGACCTGACATTGCCTACGTGATGCAGAGAGCCTTCGAGGGCAACGGCTTGTTGCTTACAGAGGATGGCGGTCGTCTTGTCAAGCCACATGCAATGTTCCGTATGTTTGCGACTGGCAACACAGTTGGTCAAGGCGACGAGTTCGGCATGTACCAAGGTGCAAGACCACAGAGCATGGCATTGCTTGACCGATTCAAGGTTTGGATTCACGTCGAGTACATGGATGCCAAGCAACGTGAGGAACTTATCAAGTCTTCCGTGCCAAGCTTGGACAAAGCAATGGTCAACAAGGTCAGCAAGTACGTGACCGAGCATATCAATGCGTTCACGACGTCCAAGGTCATGCAACCCATTTCGCCACGTGGTTACATTGCTCTAGCCAATGCTATCCACACATTCACTTCACTGATGCCAAGTGGAGACAACAAACTCGGTGTACGACAAGCCATCGAGACAGTTGTTCTCGACAGATGCTCGGCTCAAGACAGAGCCGTGTTGAATGGTATCGTAGACAGAATCTTCAACTAGGGAGGTAAACATGAGAGGAGATTTATTCACACACGAGGTTCAAAAGACCTCATCCGTATTCGGTAGAAAGCAAGACGTATCCGTCGTGTTCCAAGGTGACGGAGCGGCGACGGATGGTTCGACCATTTATCTGCCGTCTATTGACCACAATGCAGAGGTTGATGATGCCACTGCCGAGGTCATTCGTGGCTACGTTGACCATGAGAGTGGTCACGTCAAGCACACGAACTTCAAGGCTCTTCGTTCATTCTTCAATGAGTGTTCGAGAGAGAACAACGTATTGCTCAAGTCACTAGCCAATGGTCTCGAAGACGTGTGGTTGGAGAAAAGAGTCATGCGTGATTACCCTGGGAGCGAGAAAAACTTGCGAGCAACTACGTCTGCGGTCAATCGAGAGTTCCTTGACAACGTATCCAAGACGGACAAGCGATTGAAAGACGACAGATTCCTCGCACCAGTTGCCATCACTTGGGAGGGTCGTAAATCCTATGGTGGCGAGACGTGTGCTGAATGTCTTGACGTATGCAGTGACAATCTTCGCAAGAAGTTGCCAGTGTGGGTCAAGGCTGTTGACGCATGCAGAAACAGCAAGGACATTGTGGAACTTGCACGAACTATCGAACGTGAACTGCGAGAGGAGGCAGAGAAAGATGAAGAAACTGATAAGCCTTATGGTCGAACTACGAAAGGGGATAAACCTGAAAGTGGAGATGATGGTCGAGCCCCATCAGAGGAGAAAGGCGATGGGTCTGCTGATGAGGGGTCTGACGGAGATGGGAGCGAAAGCGACAACCCTTCGAGTGGTGGAGAGAAAAGCGAGCCAGACGACGGACACAAACACGGCAACGAATATGGAGGCGGAGAACGTGGTGATGCTTCCACGGAGACGAAAGCCGAAGAGTCCGAGGACGTAGAAGTCTACGAACAATTCGACGTCAGACAGTGTGTGGTCAAGGAACTACGCAAGACAACCGAGTTGCTTGAGGGGGGTCGTGGTTCTTATCGTCCGTTGTCTACTGCCAGTGACAAGTGGCATCACAGACTTGACGACCCAAGCAAGTACGGCTCACGTCAGACACTTGGCAGATGGATGGCAAAGGGTACGGCAGACGAGTATGACAAGCAAGTTGCTGGCATGGCTGGAGATGTCAATGTCATGCGACGAAAGCTTGAGCGTGCCTTGCTTGCTCGTGAGAACCGAGATTGGGATTATGCCAAGGAGCAAGGTCGTCTTGATAGCAGACGTTTTGTTGGTGCATACAACAGCAAGCCTAACGTGTTCAAGTTGCGTACCGAGAGACAAGACTTGGATACTGCCGTCACGTTCTTGATTGACCTATCGGGTTCGATGGCAAGCCACAGAGCCTACGTTGCTATGCAGTGTACGATTGCTATGGTCGAGGCGATTGACCGAACATCTATCAAGTACGAGGTGTTGGGTTTCAACAATCGAACCAGTCACAAGAGTGGCAGTCGTCATTCCATCAGAGCCGAAAGCACTGGTAGTTTCAGCAGATACGAGCCCTTGGACATGTACATCTTCAAGGCATTTGAAGAACGTCTGTACGAGGCAAAGGGTTCGATTGGTACTATCGCAGACATGGCGGGTGGCAACAATTCAGACGGCGAGGCAATCTTGTATGCAAGAGACAGACTCAAGCCAAGGAGTGAGCGTCGCAAGATTATGTTCGTCTTGTCAGACGGCATGCCATCGGCGAGTGGTGATGCTCATGCTCTCGACCAACATTGCCGAGATGCCGTCAATCAGTTGGTTGCCGAGGACATCGAGTGTCTTGGCATCGGTATTCAGACAGACAGTGTGAAGAGATACTATCCGAAGTACACAGTTGTGGATTCGGTAGAGACACTTGCACATGCTGGCATGGATAACCTTGCACGTATCCTATTGGGAGAGAGGTTTGTTGTTGACAATTCTCTGTTGCTCAATGCGTCGAGGTAAACGGAAACGTACTGTTACAGTGCGTAAGGAATGGTTCGGTCTCTTTCCAAAGCGTGGTCGTCACGTCATGTTTTGGTTGGAGGTCGCCCATAGAGTTGTTGACCGACATGTGAGGTCGACGAATTACAATGTAATCAAACAAATATGTATGGAGGTGGACTATGAGTTCAGACATAAAGAAAACAATCGTTGATAAAAAGCTAGCCGACTATGGCTTGCAAGAAGAAAAACCATTGGTCATTGAGGATGACATTCAGAATCCTTACAAGCCAATCTCAGAGTTTGTCGGTGGCAAACCAAAAAAGAAGTCTACACGCAAGACCAAAGTGGTTCCAAGACAAGCCACGACCAAGTCAGCATGGGAGACTGCGAACCCAGTTGCGAAGACGCCGTCTGCGTATTCAAAGCCAGTGGTTCAGCACACACTTCTCGAAATGAGAAAAGCACCCAAGGTCGACAAGGGCAAAGCGTTCTATGACCCAAATGATTGGCGAGAGATTGTTGCTACTATCTCACGTTATGTTGCAGACGTAGCCGAGGGCGGTGGGTTCATTTACAAGGGCTCGCAAGCACCGAACCTCGTAAGGCAGAAGATTGCCAACATGCTAGCCAAAGACTTCTTCTACCTAGACGAAGAGACTGGCGAGTATTGTGACATCTCTTTCAAAGTGGGGGCAAAGCATGAGTAAGATTGGAAACAGTGTAGCACCCGAAGTGGATAGCATGTTGGCTACATGCCTTAACGACTACGGCATGACCAACGAGCAAGCGTTGAAACATATCGAAAAGAAGAAAGGTTCTCTGCATCGTGCAGTTGCAGAGGACATGCTCAAGAAGTGGGAGGAGGAAGACAATGAAACTGATTGAGACAATCATGGAACTGTACTCAGCCATGAGTACAGACGAGAAGCGTGAACTGATTACTGCAATCGGTAAGCGTGTGGTGGATGACGGAGTGCTGACCGAATCCGAGATGGATTCAATGGTCGGTGGCTCTACGTCCAAGCCAAAGAAGAAAGGTCGAGGTAACTTTCGTCCGTATTGGATTAAGGCAGTTGATAGCCTTGACACAAGCAAGAAAGGTATCTTTGCAGTTGTCGGAGGTTGGGTCAATGACGTCGAGAAAGACCTTGGCAATGGTGCTTTGTGCATGATTGGATGCAAGAACCCAAAGTATTACTACCTATGCGAACGTAAAGATGGTTCGAGTGTAGAAGTTACGTTGGGTTCTGACACGAAGACAATCGACGGACTATCCGTGATTGTAGATTCAGCAGTGTACGGAGACGTACACGCTGAGATAACTAAACGTCTTACATAGGAGGATTACATGAGTAAGATAACATACATGACTAAAGACGACATTGTGCGTATCAACAACAAAGCCATCAGGCTCAAGAAGAATCGTTCGATATATCGCAAGGCATACAAAGAGGTGCTTGAAGATGGGGTTAAATACCCCATCGGCATGCACTTCATTCACAATGACGTGGAGATACGTGCCGAGGTATCGTATGGCAAGGGAACTTTTTGGTTGGACATGGACGTGGAAGACTTTAACAAGTTGCCCACGGAGAAACTTACGGATGCGTAGCTAAACTTATTCCCTTGTATAATCTGTTATACTATATTATAGTGTGAGGGTTATACAAGGGAGTACAACATGACACTTAACTTAACTTTACGCAAAGACGTATGGCAGATAACTGGCACTGTCATACAAGACGGAAGACCCATCCGAGTACGGAAATCCACGGGCCTTCACAAGAGCCAGAAATCAAAAGCCAAAGACGAACTCACAAAAACTTACGCAGCAGTCGCAGCGGGAGAGGTCAAGACGAAATCAAGACGACTTGCAGCTGACGCAGCAGATGCGTTCCTGGGACGACCAAACTCACCTGGGACTACCGACCAAACAATCATGCGACTTTTTTCGTCTGCACTTGGGCATGTTCCATTGCATGCGTTGACGTTGGAGCAGATTATGCACCACGTCACGAGCCGTGGGAACAAGCCGAACACTGTGGCGAGAGAGTTGAACAGCATCAAAGCCATGTTATCGCATGCAGAAAGTATGGGGTGGGATGTACCAAACATAACTATTGTGCGTCCGAACGTAGACGATAGTCGCTTGCGTTGGCTAACCGAGAGTGAGCGAGACCACTTGATTGACTGTTGCGATAGCACAATCAAAGACGTCGTGACCTTTTTATTCTACACGGGAGCGAGGATTGGCGAGGCTTTCGCACTTCGTCCACAGGATATTCACAGGGGCTCGGCTTTGTTCACCAGCAGAAAAGGCAAGACGAAACGAAAAAAGATTCGAGCTGTTCCGCTGGGGGCCAGAGTTAGTTCAGTTCTGGCGTTCGACGACGATGCAGATTTTGTTTTTACTCAGCCAGATGGAAGCCAATGGGTAAAAGCGAAGTTCTACGACAACTTCTACAACGCTTGCAATGTTGCTGGCATAAAAGATTTTACACCACATGACTGTAGACATACGTTCGCTAGTCACTTGGTGCAAAAGGGGGCATCTCTTCGAGCGGTTGCAGACTTGCTTGGACATTCGTCTCTAGCAATGGTGATGAGGTATTCGCATCTCGCACCGACACACTTAGAAACAACAATCAACTTACTTGAAGGAGAGTAATATGGCAGAAGAAAAGAAAGGGCCAGAGTTTGTGAAGGTCGCAGACGTTTGGATGGTCAAGAACGACGAGCAGTTCGTTGGTCTGGAGATGACGTTCACGCAAAATGTCTACAACAAAGACGGAGCGATGACAGTCATAGATTTTATGAAAAATTCTATACTGAATACACGATGGTTATTTGCAACGATTAACAGAGTAGAGGACAAAGATGCACCGACTAACGCACAACCAGAAAGTGATGGCAGTGAAAATCCTAAAGCACCTCCGCCAATCGACGACACCAGTGAATCGGCAAAAGGAGATAGCTGAAGCCATAGGTGTTACACAACACAGTGTATCACGTTATCTTCACACACTTGTATACATTGGGTTCATTGAAAAAGATGGACGCAATTATATTGAGGGGCCAAAAGCCCCTCAATATCTGGAGCATTGGGCAGTATTGTTATTAGATTCTGCCTAAGTATTTAGCCAAACCAAGTATACCAATACCACCGATTACGACGACGATAACAATAACAAGGAACCAAGTTCCCAGGGCTTCGATAAGCTCTTGTCGTCGTCTTCGTCTTGCTTCCTCTTCTTCCTGTCTTTTTTTTCTGACCTCGACACGCATACGTATTAGTTCTTGCCATGCAGATGGGCCTCTTGTTGCAATAACTATAGCTCGTAAGTTGTCTTCAAGGTCTTCGGCTTGCTTCTTATTAATGAAAGTTTGCAATGCTTCTTCGTTTGCAGACTGAAAAGGTTTGTTCTTTTCATTGTTGTGTTCTTGTTTGACACTATCAATAGCATCGAACATCTTGCCGATGTCTTTAGCCAAAGACGAAATTTCTTTTCCAGCAGCCACGCCCGCTTTTATTCCGTTAAAAGCTGCGACTGCCATTGTAATTGGTTCCAACTTAACCTCCTTAACACCCTCTTATAAAATAGCTACGGGAGTAAGGAGTGTCGTCCTATAGTTCGTCTTCGTCAAACCTTACGTTGCCAGACATGACCTGTTTTTCCAGCTCTTCGTCTGACAAGCTGTCGACATCGTACATGTAAGATGTGTTATTGAGTTTAGAGAATGACAGATTTGTCATTCTTGTTTTTGTTGGTGCTTTTGTTTTCGTCTGAGAAACGTTCTTCTCTGACGTACAATCTTTCTCTGTGTGCAAGGAGGTCTCTAATACTTCCAATGTCCAGAAACTCGTAGTGCAATTCGTGCATGTTCTCTTGCGTCTTATGCTTCCGTCTTTGGAACGACTGTCTAATACTTTTGTAGAGCCCCCACATTTGTAGCAAATCAAGCTGTTCTCGTGCGCTTCTTCTGCTTTAGCTTCTTGAAGTCTGCGCCTGTTATCTTGTCAAAAGGAGGAGCCATACCAGCAATCATCATTTGCTTTTTGGTTAGCTTCTTTCCTTTGTTCATTGCTCTCTTCATACCTTTGTTGCGACCCATCATTTTCTTTTTCCTTTCTTCCAACTGATACGTGCTGGCCCTTTCTTTTTTCTACTGGCAGACGTGCATTGAGCCTTCGTCGGTCTGCAAGCTGGGTAAGGTCTCTTGGATTTACCCTTCGCCGACTTACGACCACAAGGCTTTCCAGTCTTGCAGTCTATCCAACCTTTGCCTTTGTTTCGGCTGAACCATTTATGCAGACTTTCGCTTCGAGCCACTCTTCTTACCCCAGTTCTTTGCACCTACACGTCTACATTTAACCAACGCTCCACTTGCATAAGCGCTAGGCCAAACTGAGTAGCGTGACTTAACCTTGTGGTAACAAGCGTCTTTCTTGCCAGATGACTTACGCTTTTTTGACGTTGACTTTTTTGCCATTGTTACCTCTTGCTAACACGCAAGGACAATTTGCGTGCTTCATTTTACCTGTCTGCGTTTTGTTAGCGACAGACTTTACCTTCCTACCAATGCTAGCCACAGTCTTTACCTACGTCTGAGGGAACGACCACGACCACCGAAGATAGGCTTTACTCCTGTAGTTGTTCTTCCGAACTGGCTAGGCATCATGGACATTGCACGATAAGGGTTGATGTTTTTACCACCAACCTTCATCGTCTGCATCCCTGGCGTCTTGCCACGTGTTCCGAAGATTACACCTCGGTTTTTCTTAATCATTTATGCTCTCCTAATGGATTTTTTCTTCTTCATTGAGGAGCCTTTTTTTGATGCCATAGCTTTCTTCTTCGGCATAGGCTTTTTCATTGACTTTTTCATTCCACGCATTGCATACCTCCTTGCGGTTGTTAATATACTTGATGTCTTCTATCTTAAACTTTTCGTAGTAACTTGTCTTCCTCAACTTATCAGATGCTTGAACAAGTTTATTTAAAGATTGCACTAAAATTAGTGCGTAGTCGTCCTCAACAAGACCATCGAACTCAGGAATGTTGGGGTTGTGTTCGGCGTCTGGGTGAAAACCCATAAGCCAAATACCGAAATGGTTTTTGTTTTGTTCGTCTAGCCACGCCTCAAATTCTTGTTGAGTCAAGTCTTCCCAGCCTGTCCACGCTACGACATGTACAGTTTCGTCTGTTGGTAACAGCTCGTGACTTTTGATGTTGATTACTGGAGCCAGATGGTCTGTGACATGTACGACGACGTGTCCATCCATCCAAGCTTTTCTTGCGAAAGGACATGGTGGCATGTCTGCAAACAGTGGTGTTGGTTTTTCTAAGACTTCGTTTGACCACGCTTGAATTTCAGCTGCAATCAAACTTGAATATTCTTCCCAGTCGTCTGCCATTAACATTTCCACCTACGTCTGGCAGCTTTACCTCTTGGCCCTTTCCAGTTTTTTGACCTAGCGCAAAAAGACTTCCGTCTTTTTGCATCTTTACTCCCAGGCTTTACCTTGCCAGTGACGGGTGCTTTCAAGTTAGAGCCCGTAGCTCTGTTGTACTTGGCTCTGCCTTTAGCAGTAAGACCACCGCCCTCTTTTACGGAACGCTTCTCGCCTCTGCCTACAGATAAGTTAACGCTTTTTTTTCTCTTACGTGTCTTGCTTGACATAACTTTACCAATCTCTGTTTATACAAAGACTACAGAAAGAAACGGTGCAAGTCGTCCTACCTGTTGTTAAATTTGACTGAACCTGTTTCTCTCAGGTAGCTGCAATAAAATTTTAGAAAGTCGTCTAGCCTTATAAGACACAGGCTTTCACCTGTCTTCATTCTATTTTTTCTGTTAACTACAATAGGAACTTCTGGTGCATTGGTTTTCTCTATGTTACGTTCGGCTTGTCTCAGGGCGTCATGGAAGTTCAGACGTTCAACACGTTTAGCTTCTATGAATATCCCTGGGACACCAAGAACGTCTGCACCACCCGACATGTCTACGTAACCACCACCAGATAGTGGGGCTCTGTGTGCTGTCTTCAGTCCTGTTTCTTGATTAATATATTTGGCTAACTCTCGTTCGTAGTCGTCGCCTTTTTTCTTTTGTTTACTCAATCTTCGTACCCCAAATCTTTACGACAAGACTTACAAAAGAACCACATCTTTGGTCGCTCGGTCTTGTCGCCACATTTCATGCACGGCCTAGTCCACGTTTTTCCTTTGAAGTCACGGCGAACCTGATACTTGGCCCCATCGAACTCTTGCAAGCCTTCCCTCACAAGTATTCTTTTCAAGGTATCGACACAACAGTTAAGACGTTGTGCCATGTCAGAGTAAGTTTTAATTCTATGGTTTTGACGAAGCCAAGATAAGTCCGAGTCCGAGACTCGAATGTTTCTTGGCATATATCACTGCTCCTTTTTCCATGTATAGTATAACATTTAATACTAATAACAAATATTTACAAGAAATTTTTTTCTAGGTGTTGATTTATCCAGTCAAAAGTGATACAACGACTAAACGTTTAGTCTTGAAAAGGCGTGGTTGTAAACCACGCCTTTTGACTTATGGCGTTATTAGCTAAGTTTGGTCGTTGTATCATCTACAATACATGAAAAAAATAACACGAAGACAAAAAGAACTTGAAGATAAATATAACTCTTGGAAGAACACACGAGAGGAAAATAGGAAGCGCTATCCAGAGGTCGCCAAGATAATAGACGAGGTTAGAAAGCACTTCCCTGGGGCAAAAGTTACTTCGATAACTCCAACCAAAGACGAACCAAAGTAAGAGGCTTGCCTAGCTTGTCAGCTATATGCTCGGCATCTAGTCCGTTTAGAGCCATTTCTTTTGCTTTTTGTTTTGTAGACTTGCTAGCGACGATACGTTTCTCGCCAGTAATATCATTTGCAGAAAACCCTAGCCACTGAACTCTATCGTGTAGGTCTGTCCACTCACGAACCTTTCCGTATCGAACCTCCATCACCATGTACAGACGAAAGTTGTCAGGCAAACTTCCTTGCAGCAAGGGCCAAACAGGTTGGTCGTAGTTGCCATCATACAACGCAGCATTTTGTTTAGCTGTATCCTCGTCTTGGAATACCTGTGCTACACGTATCTGTGTTTCCAAAGTTGTGAGCTGATTCGTTGACCCAGCTTCTCTTCCGATACCGCTGTCACTTGGTTTGTTGCTGTGATGTATGAGTATCACAGACAAGCCAGAGTTTCTGAGCTTGACTGCGAGCTGGTTTACCTTTGACCATTCGTCTGAACTGTTCTCTTGTAAGCCTGGGTAAGCTGTTCGCAGTGTATCTATAACGACAACGTCTGGGTCAGAGAACTCAATCCAACCTTGCAGTTCTTGTAAACCATCTCTGTTGTGCAGATTGATTTCTTTCTTATCAATAAACGGAGTCCAGATGTTGAGTCTGTCAGCTGTATCAGAGTGTATTGATTTCAAATCAATCAATCGTCTTGCAATGGTAGCCATGCCCATCTCGAAGTCCATGTACAAGACACGTGCTGGTTTACCTATCTCGAAAGGGCCAAAGTATTTGTTGCCAGCAGCTAAAGCTCCCATTGCATGTTGCACAAACAACGACTTGCCGTGACCACTGTATCCGAACACTTGCACAATCGTGTTGCTTGGAAGCCAAGGTTCTATCAGATACGTCTTTGCATCAGCTTCTTGTAACAGCTGGTCTGCATCTCTCATTTGTATGAGTCGACGTGTCCTAGCTTCGACTGGCTGGTTGGCGTTTATGTACGGCTTATATATATAGTCACCCTTTTCATCAAATCTGTCAGGATGATTACGCCGTTCTGATTGCTCCATAGATAGAACAGTTGCCTCGAACTCACGTTCCGATAAGGGCTCTTCAAAAAACTCATTCATAAATGCAAAGCCACGAAGACGTAAGTCGTGACCCCAGAACCCTTCAAGTATTGATTCGGATATGTAACGCATCACACGTTCGTTGCGTCCGTTGCCAAGACCAGACGGAATCTTCAACGAGTTTGGAAAAGACTCACGGACATATTTGGCAGTCCTATCCCACTCAGATATAAATTCGTCTGGGTCTAACGGCATGACAGACGACAAGTCTAACTCTGAGAACTCAAAGTCTTTGCCGTCCATAGATGGTAAGACTGGTTTCCAATCCTTCCAAGTTGGAAGGTCGTCCCAGTCCAACCCCATACCTATTTCCCAACTGTAGTTTTTACTTGGAGGTAACAACGCATAAGAGCCGTCGCCTCTAAAGTCTAACCCATTTATGCGAGGCCAGTCGGAGCCCGTGCTGTTTACGCCAGCACGAGGCCCACGACGAACGCCGTCTTTGGGATGCTCGAAATATAAATGCACTCCTCTCTTCGTCTTGACTGTAAAAGCCGAGCGCATGCCTGTATTTATTGCCTGTTTGTACGCTTCGTCATTGTCACAATCGACAACAACAACTCCACTTACCTCGCCTGTTATGATTGCAATGTCATAGTCAGGCCACTGTGACCACCATTGTTCTACTTCTTTTTCTGTTGGTGGCTCGTCTTGATATTGTCTCCACTTTATAGCGGGTCTTTTAGCGTCTGGTTTGATTGGTATTACAGACCAACCTCTCTCAAGATAATCCAGGGCTGCTGCCAGTTTTTCGTTCATGTTCGTCTTCCTCAAAGTAATTGTTAAAGTCAATGTCTGGAGCATGCTCCTTTATTTTCTCAAGAACTTGGCTACTTATATAGCGTCGTTTCATCCAGCCGTATGGGGCAGTACGAACCACGCCAGTTATCTTAGCCACCGAAGACGCCCCACCTAAATCGGTGATGAGCTTCTCGATGTTAAGTCGCATTTTGTTCTCCTTTTGACTTGCATTAATGTATAATTTATACTACACCTATATTATTAATCAAGTCATCATTCATATAAATTGCTGATGACGCATTAAATAAGGAGGTCGTATGACTGATAGTTGGGACGTGTTTGATAAAACACGCAAAGATGTTGTCGCATCTAAAACGACACAGCGATTGGAAGAAATGTCTGCCGAGCTGTATAAACTAAACCTTGAGAAGATAACCCTCGAAGAAAAAATATCTGTGCTAGAGGGAGACATCTCCAGATTATTTCCAGAAGAGTCAGGCTCACAGTCCAAAGAACTTGGATTGTATGAGGTCATTGTTTCTCGCACTGAGAGATGGTCTTGGGATAAGGACGCTTTGGAAAAACATTTTGAGCAGAAACCTCTGCCTCATTATGTGAAGCGTAATCTCAGCATAGATAAAAGGGCGTTCACAAAGATGCCTTTGGAAACACAAAACGAAATCAAGTATTGCCTAACACGCAATCTTGACAAACCGAAAGTGAGGGTAGTGAAACATGTTCAAGACGTTTAGTACAAAAGACATAATGCAAGACGGGCCTACAAAGGTTCTTCTTTATGCACATCATGGGTTTGGTAAGACCTATCAGTGTAGGTTCTATCAATCTCGATATGGAAAAGGACTCATCTTATCAGGTGAGGCTGGTCTAAAATCAATAGAAGACGTGGACATTGACTATGTTCCGTTTACTTCATGGGACAAAGGGCATGACCCTGACAACGGTAAGTATAGCTTCCGTGGTATTATGAAGATGATTGCAGACCCACAGTTTGCCAAGCAAGGTTATAAGTGGATAGCCATTGATAGTTTGACAGAGATGTCAGATAGGTTGATGGAGCATCTTGAAGCCGAGCATCAGGGAGATAACAACAACTTCAAACTATATGGTGACAATTCACGGATTATGATTGGAGCTTTGAAGTGGATACGTGACTTGCCTTTGCATGTCTACGTAACGTGTTTGGCGAAGGAGGAGAAGGACGCTAATGATGTAACTCATTATTGGCCTATGGTGAAAGGGGCTTCTGTTGCAAAACAAGTTCCAGCTTTGTTTGACCACGTCTTATGTGGTGTGAGACGGACAGAGACAAACGATAAAGGCTTGCCAAAGGTGAAGAGATATATCGTTACGGACGAAGTAAGTGGGTGGCATGGCAAGACCAGAGACCCAAAGAGTGTACTGAAACCATTTGAAAAAGTGGATGATGTCACTGAATTATTAACAAGAATGGCTACAGCCGAGGAGAAATAGTATGAGTGATTGGAACTTTACTAATCTTGACTTGTCTTCTGTTGAAGAGGGGTCAGGAAGCACACGCCTACAACAAGGCGTGTATACAGTGGAATGTAAGAACGCATCCATTGAACCCGTTGGTGCTACCAACAATCGTAAATTGGTTCTTGACTTCGATGATGTCGATGGTCAAGGTGATATAAGGGTGAACTTGAACATCAAGCACACCAGCAGTCAGGCACAAGAGATTGCCCTCAGACAGTTAAAATCTTTTCTCGTCTGTGCTGGACACTCAACACCTGACAAGCCTGGGGATGTTGCGTCTCTGAAAGGATTGCAATGTAAAATCAGAGTCGGTTTAGGTAAGCCTTGGACTGGTGACGATGGGGTGCAAAGACAGAGTTCAGAGGTCAAGTCGTTTATGCCTACTAAGGCAGACGCTAAGTCTGACAAGTCTGACCCTCCCGCAGATGAGAAAGACTTAGACGACGAAATCCCGTTTTAGTCGCTAGCAAAGAAGGAGTGGAAATCCTCCCCACTCCTTCTTTTTTTATACAGGTTTTAATATGGTCGAAGCACAAAAAATAATAGAAGCAATAGACGAGGGTTACGAGAAAGAGCCAAAAGAGAAAGCCAGAGATTATATCGGTGCATCTATGAT